TGGATTTTTTGATGTCACTGATAAAGCATACTCAAATGGACACGAAAAAGTTATAAAAGCAGAAGAAAATTATAAAAAGTATATTTTAAATAAAACAGAAAACTTAAACAACTTTAGCAAATATGGCTTTATATAAAGAAAGGGACAATGGAGAGATTATAGCAGAAATCATTGTAATATTATTAGTAATCATATATTTATTAACACTTTAAAACAAACAAAATGTCAACATTAATTAAAGCATCTATTAAAGCTTCTGAATTGAAGAAAATAGACCCTAAAAAAGTAATTCGAGGGGAAAAAGACAATTACATTCCTGTAACAATTTCGGTAAACGATGAATCAAGATTCGGTAAAAACGTGTCAATAAGCGTAGACCAAACTGAAGAAGAAAGAGCTGATGAAAGCTCAATCAAACATTATTTAGGTAATGGTTCCGTAATTTGGACAGATGGTATAATTAAAAAGGGAGAAAAGAACGATGAACAAGGTAGTTCTAACAGAGCAAACTCAAATAACGACGATAGCGATTTACCTTTCTAAAAAACAACAATAATGGTAGCGACATTCGTGTCGTTACCATTTTTTAAAAAACAAAACAATGAACAAACACCTTAAAATTATATCTAAAATTGTGTCAGAATCATATAATATTCCTGAAAAAGAGATGTTTATGAAGACTAGGAGAAGAAAAATAGCAGACGTAAGAGCTATATTTTTTTACTTTGCATCAAGACACACAAGATTGACCCTAGAAAAAATAGGACAATTTTCTCAATACATGGGACGAGATAAACCTCATCATCATGCAACAGTCCTGTATAGCTGCAACAAAGTAAAAGACATAATGTCAATCAATAAAACTTTTAATGAAAAAATAAACTATTTAAACAACCAAATACAATATCATAGCGACTATGAAAGACAAATAGCAGACGAATCACAAGTATTTAAACAAAATATATCTAAATACATTTATAGCGATTTTGACGCAGAGTTTTTAAAAAAAGTAAGCGATGTTATAGAGTATATTTATAGCAATAAAAAAATAATTAATCTAATGGTTGGTTTTACAAAAATGGATAACACTTTAACGCCAATTAAAACAGATTAAAGATAAAGAATATGAAGGGGTTTATAAAGCTACACAGAAGAATACTCGATTGGGAGTGGTACAAAGACTCAAACACAAAAAATATATTCATACACATATTGCTAAACGCATGTTACGATAATTGCAGATTTATGGGTCAAACTGTAAATCGAGGAGAATACATAACTTCTTTATCACGACTTTCGTCAGACCTTAAAATACCGATAAGACAAGTAAGAACATCTCTAAAAAGATTAAAAAAAACAGGAGAAATCGACATACAAACGACAAACAAATATAGCAAGATAATAGTCTGTGAATATGAGAGTTACCAACTTCAACCAAGTAATATAAAAACAAAAACGACAAGCAAACGACAAGCAACTGACAAGCAACCGACAGACATAAATAAGAAAGAAAGAAAGAAAGAAAGTAAGAATAATATTTTTTACAAAGAATGTTTATCATCTACATTATGGATAGAGGTGGTTTGTATGCAATATTTTTTTAGCAAAGACGACCTTGTAACTTGTTTAAATGCATTTATGCTTCATCTACGAAGTACTGATGACAATAAAATAACGATTAAAGATTACAAATCGCATTTTGTAAATTGGTTAAAATACAATAAACAGAATTTCATAACTAATAAAACGGGTCAATATGAATGGATGTGGAATGGGCAAAACAAGAAAACAGGAACACTACAAGAACTTAACAGAGACAAGTCTCTTTTTGATAAAGAAGGATTTGGTTTTACAATTATAAAAAATGGATAACAAGGAATTTAAAATAAAAGATTACAACATATTTAAGCTTGATACAAAAGCAAAAAAATCGACATGCCCAGTGTGTTCAAGCGGTAGAAAAAAGAAAACTCAAAAATGTTTAATGCTTGATTGGGATAGAGGCTTAGGAACTTGTCAGCACTGCGGAGAAGTATTGCAATTACATACTTACGAAAAGTATTCAGACAATATCACAGTGTCTTATCCAACTCCGCCAGTAATTACTCAAAAAGAAAGTTCTTTGCCTACAGGAATATTAAAATGGTTTTTAGACAGAGGTATTTCACAATCATCGCTATCACAATTAAAAGTATCGAACGGAAGCACATACATGCCCCAAATACAAAAAAATAGAGACGTAATTCAATTTAATTATTACTTAGATGGAAAGCTAACAAATGTAAAATATCGTGATGCTGAAAAAAACTTTAAAATGTATAAAGGAGCAAGAAAACTTTTTTACAACATTGATTCAATTAAAAACGAATCTACATGCATTATTGTAGAAGGAGAAATAGACTGCTTATCGTTTATTGAAAGTGGAGTAAATAATGTGGTAAGCGTTCCAAATGGTTTTACATCAAGCGGACAAGTCAATTTAGATTACTTGACAGAATTCTATGAATACTTTGAATCTAAAGAAAAAATATACTTATGCGTAGATAATGATGAGGCAGGTCAAAATGGAGAAAAAGAATTAATACGTCGACTTGGGTCAGATAAAGTGTATTTATGCGATTTAAAAGACTGTAAAGATGCAAACGACTATTTAGTCAAGTACGGCAAAGAAGCCTTAGCACAAGTCATCGCAGATGCAATTCCGTGTCCAATAGAGCATGTGTTAAGAGTGGATGACCTAAGAGACGAGTTAGATGAGTTTTATAAAAATGGTATTAAAAACGGATATAAAATAGGGTTATATGGTTTTGACGACGTATACTCGACTTACACAAAACAATACGTTGTAGTAACAGGATTTCCATCAAGCGGTAAATCGGATTTTGTAGACCAAATGACATCAGGCTACAATATGATGTATGGTTGGAAAACAGCATATGCTTCTACCGAAAATTACCCACAATACTTACATATTGATAAAATAATAAGAAAGTTTTATGGAAAAATTCCTAAGTACGAAGAAACAAAAACTCAGTCTTGGATAAAATGCGTAAATCATGTCAATAAAAATTTCTTTTTTATGGATTTTGAAGATGGATATGATTTAGATTCTGTTTTAAAAAAAGGAGAAGAACTTGTAAAAAGGCTCGGAATAAGATGTTTAGTAATAGACCCATTTAATAAAATAAAAGACAAAGAAAATATCAACAAATCTATTAATGACTATACAAATGCATATCTAAATAAGGTAGATATTTTTTGTAAAAAAAATGACTGCATTGTAATACTCGTTGCTCACCCAAAAAAACCACAAGTAGACAAAGGTAAACTTATAGAGCCTGGATTCTATGACGTTAAGGGAGGAGGAGAGTTTTACGACATGAGCCCTCATGGAATTTTAGTTCATAGGAATTATGAAGATGGAACTGTAAAAGTTAAAATATTAAAAGTAAAGTTTTCAAACTTAGGAACTAATCAAGCAGAAGTGCTTTATTTTTGGAATGTAAATAACGGCAGATACACTCAAATTAAAAACGGAGAACCAATTTGGGACAACAATAACTGGCTTAATGAAACTGTCGATAATGATTTTACTGTTTTTAAAACTTTAGACATAAAATTTGAAGATATAAACACAAGATTTTAAAACTTTATGAAACCTTACAGTGCTATAAAAATATGTCATGATAACAATATAAAAATATATCCAGTTGTGGTGAGCCTTTATTCTTTTAAAATAGAAATAGACGTAAACGGAAACAAAAAAAGAGGAGACTTATTATATAATTACAACACTCAAAAAAAACAATTAAACAATAAAATAATAGAATTACATGAAAACTTCGCAAACACAATACGAGATAGACAATAAAAAATATGTCTTAGACAGAAAAACATTAAACTACCTGTTTTCAAAATACATAAATTTTTCAGACGATGAATTTATAGAAAACATAATTGATATTCTGCATTATGCGACGTTCATATGCTACAAAAAAAATATTCCTTCACAATCATGCTTATCAGACACAGGAATTATTCATCAATTAATACATTTAGCCAAAAAAGAAACAAGAAAATACGAAAACATAGATGATATACGAATAAAATTCGAAGAAACAATGTTTTTATAGTTTTTTTTTATATTTTTAACCTTAAATATAAACAATGAGTTATTTGCCCCAATTTATTGATAAAGTAATAACCTACAAGTCTTGGTCTGACAAGAAAAAAATTGACGCATTATTAGAATACGACTGCAATCTATATACTAATTTAGGTTCAAACTCTACAAAAAAAGAAATTTTAGCGGTCAAGAAACAATCTAAAAGCATCTACAGAGCAATCGGAAAAATCGATAGAGCAGAGGGTAAAAAACTCATGATGGACATAGATGTAGACTAATAAAAATGAGTTTATCTTATAGAGAAAAATACCTAACCAAAACATTTAATCAGCTCCAAGAAAAACTAAACAATACCTACGAGCATATTTTTGATGGCGAATTTAAAGAAGCAAAAAAACTTATAAACTCTATATCCTATGACTTGAAACAAATAAAAAAGCAAATGGAGCCATGAAAAAAAGAGTTTATTTAACACAAGATGAAGCGAAAGCTATTGGTGTGCCACCAAGAGAATCGCAAAAAGGCAGAAACAAATTTAGAGTATATTTAGACAGAGAGCAACAATTAGAGCTAAACAAAGTAAAAAATCAAGGAGTTTACAATTACTGTCAAGAAAGAGGAATTGATTTTAACTCTATAAAAGAATATTGGGACAAAACCAAAGAGTATTCGGTAAGAGTGCGTCCAGAAATAGTTTCTTATAATGATATTTCCAAGAGAATTATCGAAGAAATGGACAAACATTCTCCTAAGTATGAGCAAATAGCAAGAGAAAAAGTTAAAGAAGGCCACCTTTTAGTGGTTGACCCTGCAGACGTTCACATAGGAAAGCTTTGCACGTCTTTTGAAAGCGGGGAGGACTACAATCAACAAATAGCAGTAAAACGAGTTAAAGAGGGCATAAAAGGAATTATACAGAAGTCTCATGGGTTTAACATAGAGCAAATACTTCTAGTCATAGGAAATGATATACTTCACATTGATAATCCGAAAAGACAAACTACAAATGGAACGCCACAAGACACCGACGGAATGTGGTACGATAATTTTTTAAACGCTAAAAGACTTTATGTTGATGTTATAGAAACACTTATACAAATAGCACCAGTTCATGTGACTTACAATCCTTCTAATCACGATTACACAAATGGTTTTTTTTTAGCAGACGTAATGGCTTCATGGTTTAGAAATTGTGCTGATGTTGTATTTGATTCGAGTATATCCCACAGAAAATATTACAGGTACGGACAAAATTTAATTAGTACTACTCATGGGGATGGAGCTAAAACACAAGACCTGCCGTTGCTTATGGCTGTTGAGGCTAAAGAAGATTGGTCTAAAACAAAACACAGATACGTTTACACCCATCACGTTCATCATAAAAATTCAAAAGACTACGCGGGTTGTACTGTTGAAAGTCTTAGAAGTCCTTCAGGAACAGATAGTTGGCATCACAAAAAAGGATATCAGCACGCTCCAAAAGCAATAGAAGGCTTTATTCATCATCCGCAACACGGACAAATAGCTAGATTAACACATTTATTTTAAAATAAAGTTGTAAATGAGAATCGATATTAATATATTTGGTATGGTTGTTCATTATTAAACATAAAATATCTCTGTTTTTGTTTATTGTTAGAACCCTCATCATTACTTAAAATGAATGAGGGTTTTTTTATTAAATTTGTTTATGGAGTACAGGAAAAAAATATTCATAAACAAAAAAATCACTGACGAAGAATCTGAGTTGATTGCAACTCTGTTTTTAGACTTAAACTTAAAAGATTATCTTAAAGATTCGTTTATGTATGTAGAACTAGATTCTTTTGGGGGAATAGAAATAATTACAGTAAAAGATGATGATGTTTTTAATTTTGCAGATTATCTGAAAGTAAGCAACGAATTAGCTGTAATATATGTTAAAAATAAAAATGAAATAGAGCAAAAACTAAAAGAAACATTATATTGGACAGGCATTAATGATTTAAAAAAATATGTCCCTGTAACGTCTGAAATAGAAGGCAACAAGGAATACGCGAAATTTAATGTTTACGAGCAAAATGTGGCACTAGCAGTCAAGTCATTGTTTGACATGAAGTATGATGAATTTATATATTTAGAAGACGTAGATGAAGAGATATAGAAGAAAAGGTAAGCAAATTACAAGGTCAAAAAAAACAAAGATAGATGGAATACAATTTCAGTCTAAACTAGAGTCTCACATGTATCTGCTTTTAAAAGCAAACAATATAAAAGCAGGGTATGAAAGTACAAAATTCACAATCATAGATGGATTTTTTTCAGAGCAATCATCATACGAAAAAACTCCAACGAAAAAATATTTACATGATAGAGGTAACAAAAAAATACTTCCAATAACATATACTCCTGACTTTGTAGATATTCAAGAACCTCCAAGATTTATAATTGAGTGCAAAGGAAATCCAAATGAAAGGTTCCCTATGGTATGGAAACTATTCAAGAGACACTTACACCTAAAAGGATGGTCTCCCGATTTATTTGTTCCTAGAAATCAAAAAGACTGTCAAGAAGTAATTAATTTAATTAAAGAAAAATATAATTTATAGTCAATTATTATTATTCATCTTTTTTACCTCCTCTAAATTCGTTTTCAATTGCTCTTTGTAATAAAGTTGTGAAAAAATTGACTTCTGCTTTAGGTATATAAGGAGTAAAACTTGAGGACACCCTTAAATAATAAAGTAAATCTATAGCGGTTGATATTTTTTTCAGTTGAGGTTCATTGAAACCTTTAAAGATATAGTTTTCTACAACTCCATATTCTCCAGCATAAGTAAGATTTTTTTGCTCTTTATATAAATCTGAGGCTTCTCTTAATTTATTAAACTTCTCAATTCCAATGCTATAAATACCCGCGTTATTAATTCCGAAATCAGCTAATCCTCCTTTTGTTCTGGCTTTCAT